GGCACGCGGGCACTCAACACTGTTGGCGCTTCAACTTTTACTGCACAAGAACTTAGAGGCACTGACAGCATATTAGTTCCACTACCGCAAAACATACAAGATAGCTATCAGGTGCGAGTACAGCGTTTTGATCAAGGTATTTCTGGTGAAGCGATCGCTTCAGTTGCTGCAGAAATAGCTAAAACTGGATCTAGTACACCATCGCCTTCTGATTTTGGAAGAATGTTAGCTGCAGCAATTCCGGATATGGATTTAGGAGAAGCGATCAAAAGTATGGATTTTAGTTCTATATCAAGAGATGCTGCTTTTCTTGCTCGAAGAACTCTTGATAGTGCGCTGCCAGATGCGACAAGAAATATTGACGCCGGTTTTGGAAACACAGTCAATCCGAAAGCTGCTTTGTATTTCGAAGGAGTGGAAATGAAAACGCACTCGTTCAATTGGACTTTTGCACCCGCTTCAGAAAGAGAATCCACTATACTAAAAGATATCGGCACTACAGTTAAGAAAAACATACTTCCTTCATATGGCGCAGTTGGTGGTGTAAGTAGACTTCTTCTTAATTATCCTAGTGTCTTAGACATATTTTTTCTTGGAGTAGATCAATCGTATTTTCTTCATTACAAAACGTGTATGGTTCAGCAATTTAATATTGACTTTACGCCGCAAGGCATCGCGCTTTTGAGAGGTGGTAAACCAGCAATGGTCAACATGAACATAAACGTTATCGAAGCTGATATTCACACTGCTGAAGATTATGGCGGTAGCGGGGCGTGGCGGGCTGATCCAGGTGGTGAAACGTCTGCAGATCGCATATCGCGCGACGGGCGCTAATAAGTTATGAACTGCAAAAGATAAGGAACTCAAATGTCAGAATATTTCGATAAGTTTCCTCTCATTCAATATGAAGATGCGGTTGCTAGAGATCTCACTCGAAGAGTGAATTTTATGAAAAACAATATAGCAAAACCTTTTGTATTTTTACCGTACACAATTGAAGATGATATGAAACCAGAAGACGTAGCGTATTATTACTACGGATCAACAGATTACACTTGGCTCGTTTATTTGGCAAATAACATAATCGATCCATACCACCAATGGCCGTTATCGCAGGATAATCTTCAGAAGTACTTAATAGAAAAATACACAACGCAATCTGGTAAAACCGGATACGATGTCGTTGATTGGACACAAAACGAAACTATAGATGAAAACATTTTGTATTACTATAAAGAGGTCGATTGATGAGCGACATTATCAAACTATCACCAGATAGCTTTCGTACTATATACCTACGAAAAGAAAACGAGATAATTCTTAGAACTGAAAGAGGAAGAAGAATTATTCTTAATAAGATAATTCCAGAAGAATGGATTCCATACAGAATTTACGACTATGAAAATGCAATTAATGAAAACAAACGAAATATACTTATCGTAGATAAATCTTATCTTTCGCAAGTTGAACGTGAGCTAAAAGAAAAAATTAGATGAGTGAAACTGACTTTGTATTACCAGGGCATTATAAGCTTTTGTCCGCAATAATTGTTTCGTACGATACACAAAAACAATTAGAAATAAGCAATTTGATACCGTCATTTAGTATCGAGGAATCACTCGACAACGATAGCGTGCGCGGCGTAGTTTCAATTTATGACACCGTAGGATTTCTTGAAGATTTTCCTGTAAGAGGTGAAGAACTTCTTATTATGGAAGTTGAAGACGCGTTAAAACTCAAACGCAGATATGAATTTAGGATATACAAGGTCACAAATGTAAGAATTAAAGATACAAATGACGGCCTTGTTTATGATATGCATTTTACTTCAAAATGGCGTTATGAAGCTGGTAAACGAAGAATCATACGACCATTTGAAAATACAATCAAAGATATAGTATCGCTAATTTTTTCCGCGTACTACCCTGAAGGAAAGGATATGCTAATTGAAGAAACTGATGGAATATTTAGATGCGTAATACCAAATTATACTCCAATGCAAGCGATGAATTTTTTAGCATCACGAGCTTATAGCCAAACCAGCCCATCATGCTCTTTCAGATTTTTTGAAAATGCTGATAATTTCTTTTTTGTTTCAGATGAGTACTTGATTAAATTAGCGCGAGACAATCCAGAAAATATTAAAGAGTTTATGTATAGCGATGCGCTTGAAAAATCCGGATCGCAATTTCTTGAACAAATGAAAAATATCATTAGCATAGAAAATTCAGAGCGCGTAAATACGATGATTGATCTATATAGCGGAGCTTATACTAGCAATGTAATTGAAATAGATCTTGTTAAAAAGGTTGTAGAAAATAAAAGATATAGATATGACAGCAGCAAATATACTGCTATGTCTGGACTAAAAGCTGAAGGTGTTCACAGCACGAGATTTACCGACGATTATTTTACAGAAGAAAATGAAAGAAGATATTTAGTCGTAAAGGATTACACGTCTATTGGTGATACTCCGAGTAATATTCGAGGCGAACAATATCTGGTAGATATTGTTCAAAATAGAGTAGCATACCGTCACCATCTCAACAATACAGTAGTATATGCAAAAACTCATGGTAGATTAGATTTAAAAGCCGGAGATATAATAGATCTTAAAATACCAAACTTTAGTACTGGCGATCGCGGCAGAGAAGAGAACAGACAACTTTCTGGAAAATATCTTGTCAACGATTGCAAGCAAGTTTTTATTCATGATGTGCATGAAACTGCTTTGAAACTCATAAAGTATGATTGGAGTCAATAATGGATGAAACCGGCGTAGGTATTAAAGAGCCACTCTTTTTTATTGGAGTTATTGAAAACAATTATGACCCTAGACTTGAAGGAAGAGTTCAAGTAAGAGCTTTTAGTGTTCATGGTACTGTTCAGCAAGTACCAACACAGGATTTGCCATGGGCAACACTCATTTATGGTAGTTACGATCCAAACTCGCCAATTCCGCCGTTGAATTCTTGGGTCTTTGGTTTTTTCATAGACGGTCGAGATGCTCAACAACCCATGGTGTTAGGACTTATTCCAACTCAAATGACGGAAGCGGTTGATCCGGATAGAACTGGTTGGGGCGTCATAGATTCACAAAATCATGGATTGCTAGCACAAGGTAGCAGATCTGTAGACTACGGCCAACCAGCGCGATCAAGATTGGCTCGCGGAGAAAATATTGAAGAAACATACGTTCTTGCGCAAGAAGCTATGAGACTGAGAGATTTGCCGTCTGCAAATGGTGCTCCTTCTTGGGAAGAACCTGCAACGGCATATAACGCGCAATATCCATTCAACAGAGTTATTGAAACTGCGGCTGGACACTCCATTGAATTAGATGACACGCCCGGTGCAGAACGAATTATGGTTTATCACAGATCAGGATCTTACATTCAAATTGACACGCGAGGAACTTCAACTTATCGTTCACAATCTGATAGATATGACGTAACTTCTACAAATTCGCATGTTTACATCGGTGGCAGAAGTATGGTCACTATACAGGGCGACAGTTATGTTATAGTAAATGGAAACAAAACTGAAGAAATTACTGGAGATTATACTCAAATAGTAAGAGGTAATCATATGCTATCTGTTGGCGGGCAATTAAATTTGAATGCTGGCGACGAAATACAGGCTCGTGGAGCAAAAATAAGACTTGACGCAAATGTAGAGGGTATTAGTATAAAGTCAGCAAAAAATATCAATATAGAATCTTCTAAATCAATTCATTCAAAAGCAGGCGTTGCCATCTTTATAGAGGCTACTAATTCAGCGAACTTGAAAGCTGGAGATAATATTTTTGCGCAAGCTGGCGGATCATTTAATGCAAAGTCTGAATCGATGTTTCTCAATTCAACTGGAGCTCTTGATCTGAAGGGCGGCCATGTAAAATTGGGTGGCGGAACCAAAGTAAGTATTGATGCTTCAATCGTAGCAGTTGATGATATTATCTTGCTTGCTAACGGCCAGGCTACTGCGCCGGCAGGAGCGTCAGAAGCCACGGGCGCAGATCCAGCGCAAGCAGCAGAATTACCAGAACCAGCTGAAAGATCTGTAAGTACAACCAAGCACGTCAACATCAGTTCGATGGG